TATCACTGTCGGCACTAGTGGCTACGAGTTCATAGGAATTAACTCCCAGTTGAGGGGGGTAATCTGTCAAAGTAAAAGACGTAGGTAGCAAAGTGGAACTAGTTGTAGTCAATACACTTAGATTGGTCACTGTGTTGTCAGGATTTCTACGTCGTAATGTAAGGGTAACTGTCATTTTTAATCCTTGAAATTAGCTATCAGTTGCCGCCAGAACCTTCACCGCCATAATATTCCTGCGGCGGTATGAAAGGAGGCTCGGGTGTGGGTGGCGGTGGGCTAGGTGGCGGTGGCGGCGTAGGTGTAGGTGTAACCAGATTGGCCAAATAACTGTTGAAAAGTCCGCTGCTGAGAATGAGAACACCCTCCCCACTTGCTTGCACATTAACATTGAAGCTGGCTATTTGATATACTGTAGGGTCTGGGTTAAGCGCCACATTTCCGCTACCTGCCCACGCGCCATATGCCACTGTGGTAGTTCCCAAGGGCATGTTTGCAGGATAAACAACAGCATTACCCAGTCCATTTGCTCCCAGAATGATATTGCCAGTTGTGTCGTAAATGTTCAATCCATAGTTACCAGGATCTGTGCCTGGTGCATTATTACTCAAGTACCCCAGACGTATACGCTCGCGGTTCTGGCCATCTCTTACTGTTAGTCTTTGATTGGTTCCTTCAATAGCAAAATAGTTGGCACTGGGCGTGGTATTCGCACTTATGTAAATATTGGCGGTGCTTATGCTGCCACTTTCAATACTACCAGCACTTATTTTTCCCAAGAACGTTAAAGTTGGTGGATTGGCTAGTGTATCAATACTAAATGCAGCTACGTTGCCATTTGCACCTGCCTTGCTGACAAAAAAGTTGTCGGCATTAATCACAATGTTGGCAATGTTGCCGTTGTTTACACTGGTAATGCCGCTTATGTAGCCATTGCTGTCAAGTTTCACGCTCCAGGTATTATTAAGCCCGTTGACACTCGTGCTCAAGGTCGTAACGCTGCCACTTACACTGCCCAAAGTGGTGCTTACTGTGGTTATACTTTGAGCCAGCACACTGCTGTTGCTGGCAATAGCTTGATTAAGTGTGCTAACTGCTGCATCAGTATATCCCAACACATATGCATTGACACTGTTGATTTGTTGTGCCAATATGCTGCTGTTGCTGATAATAGCTTGATTAAGCGCACTTACTGCCGCGGCCCCTACCCCTAACACATATGCATTGACACTGTTGATTTGTTGTGCCAATATGCTGCTGTTGCTGATAATAGCTTGGTTCAAGGTATTAACACTGGCAGTTAAAGAGTTACCCAAGCTGACATTTACCACACTAATTTGTTGGGCCAGTGCTGCACTGTTGCTGACAAGGTTTTGATTAAGCTGTATAACACTGGCTGTCAAGCTGTTGATAACTGTGGTATTAGTGGCATTGACTTTGTTGTTCAAGCTCACGCTTATGGAAGTCAAATCAGCACGCACATTGGATAAAAAGTTGCTTACTGTTGTTTTGCGTGATAGTCCACCTGAGTTAATGATCAGTAAATCAGGATCAGTTACAATACTTAAACTGGGAAGATTGGGAATTGCGATATTGGCCATGTGATCTCTGCTGCCTGATTGAATGTTGCAGTGTATTTATTTACATACGATATTGATATCTCTTGTCACAGACTGTATGCTGGTGATTATGGAATATCAAGCAGAAATCTACACCAAAAAAACATGCAAACACTGCAACTTGGCCAAGAAACTTTTGGCCCAACACAATATCAGCTATCAAGAATACATTATTGGCGGTGATCCTAACCTGCTTGCTGAAAATCAGCAAGTGACAACTCGTGAAAGTCTTCTAGAACGTTACCCTGATGCCCGGACTGTTCCACAAATTTGGTTGGACGGGCAACATATTGGCGGTGCCGAAGAACTAGAACAGTATTTTACTGGCATGGACCGTCAGGAAAATCACCAGTAAATATCTAAAAGGAGACATATATGCCGTTAAATCCGCCTAGCTACAAGGGACAAGATGTTTACTACAGTCCTGATACTTGGGTAAATCAAGTGCCTGTTGCTTTGTGGCAAATTCCACAAAGCAACAATGTGGGAACTGATCAACTCACTCAAGCTTTATTTCAAGGCTGCCATATTGATGGCGCTGGAACACCTGAAAGCCTTGTTGCAGCTCAACAATATCAAAAAGAACTTGTGAGTAAAGGACTTATCAGCCAACAAGAAGTTGATCAAGCTGCAAATGTTCAACAAGGTCTCGGTGCAAGTGATACCAAGCCACCTCCCAATACGCCAACATTTGGTAATGACACAGGTGGGGTAGAAAACTCAACTAGTTTCCCTGGAACCTTACAGTTAAGTCGTAGGTTTACTTTGGGACAACTTACACTTAAACCATTTGTGGATTTTCAACATCAAACACGAGATTTTGGTGGACTAACACAAGGGCAAATAGTTGCTAACTTGAAACTTTTAGCCATAAATGTCCTAGACATTGTTATTGATAAATTTCCCGACATGCGGGTTACAAATACATTTAGGGCCAACGATCCTCCACGATACTATGCAACTAATCAACATGCAAAAGGACAGGCTGCGGACTTGGTGTTTAGTAAAACAGATAAGCGACAGTATTTTACTATAGCTCAGTGGATTAAGGACAACACACCTTTTGATCAACTTATTTTAGAATGGCGTACTGGGGGCGGCCGTGCCAGCCCCAGCCATTGGATTCATGTAAGTTATGCAGGAACTAGTAATCGTCCAAGAACCAATCGTGAATGTGTTATGACCATGGTAAATGATGTGAGATGTCAGCCCAACAACGGATTTGGTTTGGTAGATTTAAGTGCAAACTTTGTATAAAGGAAAACAAAATGTTAATAACTGCACCAACTGATATTGGTTCAATAGTATCTATTAAACTACAAAGTGGAGTTGAGCTTATCGGCAAACTGCATGCGCAAGATGCTACTACAGTTACGCTGGCCAAGCCTCTTATAGTTGATTTGACCATGGATCCACAAACACAAAAAGTAGCTATTGGCATGGCACCGGGGTTTGTTTTAGGGGCTGATTGGGATCAAAACGTCAGTTTAAATCGAGACCACATCACCACGTTAGTAAAATCAGCTCAAGCCATGCAAGACAATTATACCCAAAGCACCAGCACTATTGCTTTGCCACGTAGGTCGGGTATTATTCAGTGACTTTAACTTTCCCGGGCATACGCACATTTTTGCGCAGTTGGACCAGTCAGCAACCACAAACAGCTTTCGTGGTTGTGGGCTTGCCCAGTGATTGTGCAACAAGCCATAGACCCGGTGCACGCATGGCTCCTGCTGCTATAAGGCATAGCAGTTTACATTTAGTTGATGGGGTTTGTGATGATTGGCCTGTTGATGTTACCCAGAACCTAACTGATCTTGGCGACGCCAATCTCAGCACGGGCAATCTTGCAGTAACATTGACTGAAATACAGCAGTTGATTTTACAACTGCATGCAGCTGAACATCACGTAGTTGCCATGGGCGGTGACCACAGTGTGACTTTGGGTATTTTACGCGGCATGCATCATCGCTATCCGCGTCTAGCGTGTGTGCATTTGGATGCACATTGTGATACTTGGCAACGTCATGGCAGTCAGCCTCAAGGACATGGCACTTGGTTGCGTAATGCCATTGAAGAAGGACTAATAGATCCTGAAAAAACAGTGAGTATTGGTGTAAGAAGTCCTGCAGACAATCCCACAAGATTTTGGTTGAACACTCAAGGTGGCTTGACCATTTCAGCTAGATCAGCCATGAGGGCGCAGCCTTACGAATTATTTGCTAGTATTCTAGAGCGTATTGGCGACACGCCCTGTTATTTTACCCTGGACATTGATGTCCTAGACCCTGCTTATGCTCCAGGGACAGGAACTCCCGAGATAGGCGGATTGACTAGCATGTGGGTTGATGAGTTTATCGACTGCATGCATGTTTTAAATTTAGTAGGCATGGATTGTGTGGAAGTTGCTCCGGCATATGATCACAGTGAGATTACCAGTTTGGCAGCGGCAACTTTCATGTGGAGATATCTCAGCATGCAAATACACAAAGCTGGACAATCTAGTTGACAATATTAGCTGTCTTGTATATACAATAGGTAGGGGTCCAGCCCAGTAACCAAAATGGACCCACAAACACACACAGGAGACTAACATGGAACACAACGGTTACAAAATACGTTATGACTTGATTAACATGGCAAAAGACATGCTAATGGAGGAATGGAACTGCAAGCGTCAAGCTGCTGAACAAACCTATTATCAGCTTTGTGAGATTGAACGTCGACGAGAATCCAGCATGGAAGTTCCTTATCCCACTGCTAATCCACTTCCATCAGGTCATCAGATTATTGCACTAGCTCAACAGTTAAATGACTTTGTAAGTCGCAAGCATTAAAAGGAAAACATGGAACCTAATTCATTCGCAACAGCCAACCCTGCTGCCACACAAGAACAAATAGATCAAGGATTAAAGACTTATCTTGTAAGCATTTATAACAAAATGACCATGGCTCTTGCAGTAACAGGGGCTGTGGCGTATTGGGCCAGCTGGGCTCTCTTGCCCATGATGCAAACACCCTTGTGGATTGTCATGGCACTTTTGCCATTGGCATTTATTTTGGTG